GATGGCTCGTTTGTGTCTCGAAGCTGGGGGCATTCTGAAAATGATGTTCGGCTTTGGGCAAGCTGGCCGAAAGCACCCAAATGGTAACTTTCCTTTTGTCCATCGTGAAAGTTTTGTGGGACTTGTTCGTCATCGGTTTAGGGTGCTTGAGTCTCTATCTCACAATCATATTTGTGAGCGGAGCATTGTGGGATTTGGGAAAAGACATAATCGAAAGGATTAAGAAAAAGAAATGAGCGTTAAAAGATTAAAGTTAGTAGATGAGTTTCACGCAATCGTGTCGAAAAGGTTGAAGGATTTGTTCAAGGACTTCGATCACGCCAAGCGGGAGAACTACAAGGACATCATTAGCCACCTCGACTACTCGCATCGTATCACTAAAGAGCTATTGGAACGAGCAAAAAAGTACCAGAAGATAGATATGGAAAAGGCCAAGAAATGAAGTTGCTTTCAATCCTGCTCTATCACCTTGGGGATATAGTCAGCATCACCCTTTGCCATTGGCGTTGGGGCGGCTGGCTTTACCAGAAGTTGATGTTGCTATCCGTAGATTGCGACAAGGGCTTTGATGTTTGGAAAGAGGTTCGAAAAAAATGAAGTTGCCGTGGATTAAATTCTTTGTGGCAGACTGGCTTTCAGATGAGGCTCTGCGGTCTTGTTCGGTTGAGGCTAGGGGTCTTTGGGCTGATATGATTTGCTTGATGGCAAAGTCAGATCGACACGGATATTTGCTTATCGGCGGCAACCCAGCACGAAGCGAACAACTTGCCAGAATATGTGGCCTAACCCCACAACGAACATCGGAGCTGATGGACGAGCTTCACGCATCCGGCGTGTTCTCATTCGACAAAGAGACCATCATTTCACGCAGAATGGTGAAGGATGAGCAGTTGCGTAAGTCAGACGCTAATAGAAAGATGCGTATGCGTCACGGCGATGTCCAGCAAATGTCCAGCAAATGTCCCACCGAAAGTCCGAGGCAGAAGCCAGAAGCTAGAAGCCAGAAGCTAGATAATACAAGGACGCAAGAGCGTCCTATGCGTGCGGATTGGATTGGGTATGCAAAGGAAATTGGCTGGATAGGAACGGATGTGGAAAGTGCTTTTGATTATTACGAATCGAACGGATGGAGAGTAGGAGGCAGGGCATTGGTTAAGGACTGGCGAGCTTGTGCCAGAAATTGTCAGCGGAGAAGCAACCAACAACCAATGAAAGGAAACCAACCAATGAAGAAACCAATCAAATCGGGGTGCGAATCCCCACCAACCTATAAATTAGCTGGATTCAACACCCATAACGACTGGGTAGAGGCGGGATGTCCGTGAACTACCCTCAAGAAATGGTTTTAGCCGCCACAATCCACCGGGTTAAGATGTGCGAGGACAAATTAAGGGAGTTTGAGCAAATGGTAAGCACACTCACCGCTACAATGGCACAAAATCGAGCAGAATTGGCCTCAAAAGGGCTTGAAAGGTTCGTAATAGGGGTAACTAGCCCCCTAGACATCCCAAAAGAGCTTGTACCCACCTTTGGGAAGCATCGGGCGAAGCGAAATCGCTCCCATTCAACCGTAGTAAAGCGATGGACGCTCTGGAAGCACCAACTCGATAGCGGAATGTCGATGAGCGAGCTTGCGAGAGCTTGGGGCGTTCACCCAACCGCTATTTTGTTTGCCAAAAAGCAAAACTTCATAGTTCGCAAGGCCAAAGGAGGCTCACGATGATCGCTATGGTCGAAGCAGAGCAGTTCGAGTTGCCTTTTATGAGGACAACACATCCAGTTAAGTCAGAAGGCCACGACCAGAACGCTCGCATCCTAGCCCACTTGCAATCTGGTCGCACACTCACGGCTTTAGAAGCACTCGATTGGTTCAAGTGTTTTAGGTTGGCGAGCCGAGTTTGTGATTTGCGGAAGGCTGGTTACGATGTGCAGAAGAGAACAATAAAGACGAACAGCGGAAAGAGTGTTGCGGAGTATTATTTATGAGTTTTGGCGGCGATAGCTCAACAGTAGAGCTTCCCCTATTCCAAGGGGAGGATGGCGGTGCAATTCCGACCTCGCCGCTCCAACTTTTATTCAGGCCAATAACAAATCACACGGCCAACCTTGTTGCGGTTGAGAGCCATTATGCCCACAGAAAAGCCCCTATAACTTGGGCATTCGGAGCATTCTTTAATAACAATCTGGTTGGCATAATTACATTCGGAAAGCCACCATCCCAACACTTATGTATTGGAGTTTGTGGGAGAGAAAACCAAGAAAGGGTGTATGAATTAAATAGGCTTTGGATGAATGACATTTGCCCAAAAAATAGCGAAAGCAGATTCATCGGTTGGGCGTTAAGGGAGTTAAGCAAAATAAAGCCAGCCCTAATAATAGTAAGCTATGCAGACACGGAGCAAAACCATTCTGGCATAGTTTATAGATCGACAAACTGGATTTATACTGGGCAAACAAAGCCGGTTCTAGAATACCAAGTTAAGGGAATTAAAATGCACAGCAAGACGGTATCAAACAGCGTGCCGCAATCCACAGACAAGAAAAGCAAAAAGCAGATGTTGGAAGAACTTTATGGAGACAATTTTTATATGAAGGAACGGAGCAAAAAACATCGGTTCGTTTATTTCTGCAACCCGAAGGACAGAATGCTTCTGAAGTGGGATGTTGAACAACCCAAAACCAGCCCTTGCATCAATAAAAACTCAAAGTAAGTTGCAAACTCAATGAATGAAGCATACACAACCCCAGAGGCCAAGGCCAACGGCATCCTTGCTGACCGCTACCCCGGAAAGGAACTGGAAAAGCTCTACGCCACTACTCGCAATCAAGCCACGATTGATATGTTGAGAGATGCCGTGTTCACGCTTATCACCAATGAGATTCCGACTTGCACGATTGCCGAGGTGCTAAAGAAAACCCACGGGGCAATTCAATACCATCTGCGTTACCTTGAGGGCAGGGGCAAGATCAAAAGGCCAAACAAGAGGTGTCATTGGACGGAGGTAAAGCGTGAAGATTAACAAGATGGAAGCCAAGGCAATCGAGGCACAGATCGAAAAGTTAAAGACCCCGATTGACAACGCAGAAGGCAAAAGAACTAAAGGGGACGAATCCCCCTCAAGACGCTACCGCCACCTATGCGAGCGACTTCATTTCTTAACTATGAGAAAAGCAATACTCATCCTAGCAATCAGCATCCTCGGCTCGGTGCAGGGGGCAAACATACTGATCGAAACACCGAAGCCACCAGCCAAGAAAACCATTAAGGCTCGCATCACGGCGTACTGGTTGGGTGAGGACGAGTTTGGGTGGAAAAGCTCTACTGGAAAACGGTTGGTCTCTGGCAAATCTTGTGCAGTAGACCCTAAAATTATCCCCTACGGCACGACCCTGCTCATCGAGGGCAAGGCATACCACGCTCACGATACTGGCACGGCAGTTATTTCACGCAAGGCATCGGGCAAAACCAAGCTCCCGGTAGTTGATCTTTTCTATGCCACGGAAAGGCAAGCAAAGCGAGAATTGGCAAGGGTTGGACGGACAGCACTTGTGGAAATCCAATGAACCACCACCAAGGCCAAGACCCAGCCGACAGCATCTTGGCAAGCTACACGCCAAATATGGCCGACCAAATCGACACTCTAGAAGATCGGGTCAAGGAGAGGCTGGCGAAGATGCAGAAAATGAACCCATCTATCGACCTAGACCAACTGGCGAAGCTCACGGCAGAGGTCGTGGAGCAGACGATCAAGCACGAAGGCGATTCCCAAATGTTGAGGCATCGGCGGGACGATACCTTGGACGAGGCACTACTAGCCCTAGCCAGCAACCGAAGCCCAGACAGCCTCACGGCCATAGCCAAGCGTTATATAAACCCCTCAACTGGCAAGCCTTACACAAGGGCGGCTATTTCGGCTCGCCTCACGGAGTTAAGCCAACGGACTGGTCTAGTTTTACGCATCCAACGGAGCGAAAGGGTGAGGCAGATTTACAAGGAACGAGCCTTGAGGGTTCACAAAAAGAGGCGAGAGGAATGCCCAAAGTGGAACAAGGAAGCGTGGGAAAAAGGCATAAAAAAGCGAGGGAAAAAACGGTGACAACTGGGTCAAAAGTAGTGTGCGTGGACGATAGATTCCCGCCCGACATCCTAGCCTTTTACAACGCCCTACCCACAAAGGATAGGCACTACACAATAAGGGGCATAGGCATAGGGGTGGCATTGAACGGAGAGGTAGGTGAAGTGGTGGTCTATTTGGAGGGCATCAACAACCCATTAAGCACCACGCCGCCACACCCGGAGCGAGGCTTTGCCCAGCACAGATTTCGAGAGATAGAACCACCCGCAGAAGTCGAGGCCGAGGAGTTGGCCGAGGCTTACGCATAACCAAAAGGACATCCTAAAATGAGCGAAAAACAAATAGGAATGGAGCTACAAAAAACAGTACGGCTACTGGACAAGGCCAAGCAGAACGCTATCGAGCAGATGGGGGAGGCCATCGGACTGGCGGCAGACGCTGGCGACCTGCTCCTATCAGCAAGGGTGGAGGGGCTAGACCTCGACACCATCCAAGAGGTAGCAGGAATAAACGGTGAGCAAGCAAGGAGGTATGAGCGTGTGGCAAAGGCAAGGCCATCCCTGCAAGCCCCTAGCCCTAGTGGACTCAAGCAGTTGGCACTATGGACTGGCTTGCTACCCGACCCCATCGAGACCAGCAACCCAAAGGCCGAACAAGCGTGGCATAGCTACATAATCAAAGCCCGCCAATGGCTTGCCCGCAAGACCCCTAGCCAATGGACACCCGCCCAGCGTACCCAGTTCCTTGAGGAAGCACGCCCTATCGTGGAGGCTTACAAGGAGGCAGGGGGCGAGCTATGACAAAAGGCACATACGACTTACACGAGTTTTTACGCAAGTGCATAATGCGACTTACAGAAGGCTGGTTGTTGCCCATCAACGATTTAGCTACAAATTGTAAGTGTGCGGTGTATCAACAAGTTAGGAGACTCCTATAACGCCAAATGCACCCAAAACAGGTTCCGAC